ATATCACAAACCGTACTACTTAAAATAAACATTTATCTACGTAATTAACACGTTGAAAAAGATTTAAAATGCCTTATTTCAAAATATTTTCAGGTATTTGAGGGAATAGAGTTACATCTCCATTCACTACGTATTCCGTACCCTCTTCTTGCATTTGCATCGTAGGAGCAAGTGCAATATCTGAACGTATGTTTACAAACTTTGATAGTTGGTCCCAATCCACACCTAAATACTTATTTAGAATACTATATATTGCAGAAGAAGGACCTATCAAATTAAATTTATGACTTGATGCAGAAATATTTTCATTAGTTAGTTTGCCATCTTCGTCTGTTTTATAGGTTAATGTCAGAAATGGCATTGTTTCATATGAGAGGTTGGGATTATTATTTTTCTCGACAGAGAATTTATAACACCCCTTACTTATAAAATTCTCATCTACTTTATGCTCTAAATAATTAATACCCAATCTTACATATAATAAAATGTAAAATTGAGTATCTATTATGTAATCTACTGATAATCAGTATTTTCGCGGTGCGTACGGAACTAACACTTTTTCTTTATTGTATTGATTATCAATAGAATACCTGTTAAAAATATATTAATGGTATCATCTTTATATCATCTCCGCTTATTTTCTTCTATAATCTTATGCAGGGCTTCTATCTGCATCATCGCACCTTCATAAGCTGCTTTGTAGTTGACATTCACATCCATATCCGTTTCGATCATATTCCCTTTGCCAGTACAAAGCCATTTCACATTCAATTCCGGGAACTTATCCACAATGCGAGCTATTATATCAGTCCCAATAGCCCCCTTCCCGTTTCTTATGGAATTACAGATATACCTATTTGACAATTCACAATAAGCCTCAAACGAGTTCTCCCCTTTGACAACTCCTTTATCACGTGCATATCTTGCAAATTTCCGCAATCTGTCTATAGCTCTTTCTCCCATATCAAATGATTTTTTGACTTATTATACGTAACGCCTGCCACATCCCCCTTATTTCCCTTCTTTCAATATCTAGTTGACCATGCTTGGGATTATCAGCTTTTAAAGTCAGTATGTTATCTAGGAAAAGACTGTTTTTTAATACCCTCTTGACTGAAAGTGTTTTTCCATACACAATGACAACCACTCCCGACACACTATCCCACAAACCTTCATCAATTCTGCGGACAAGTATTTTAGCCCCGTCAGGTATAGTCGGTTCCATGCTGTCACCGCGTACTTGAAAGACCATATAAGAGCTATCAAGCACTTCGCCCTCTTCCGGCATGACGCCATAAGAATCAATCTCATAAGTTGTATCATACAAACTTTCAACAAATGAAGCCATGGCGTTTACTGGAACATATTTTACTTTTACAAGAGCATCTTGAAGATAAGGGGCTACTTTACTAATAGTAGAGTCTGATTGCATTCTTGCATTTTTCAAAGCATCCCTAATATCTTTCTCAGAAGGCTCTATTTGCCCTGATGGAGTTTTGGCAAATAAACCTTCTCCAGTGTATAGCCATGCTCTGCTCACATTATATTTCTCACAAAAAGCATCAATTGTTTTTTTACTTGGCAGCTGAATCCCTTTTTTTATACTAGTAAGGGTTGATTCGCTGGATATAATATTGTCTTTCTTCAATTTATACCCACTCAAATCACAATATGAAATTGCTTGCAAAAACCTTTTTGATAGGTCACTCAATTTTTTATCATCACTTTCTTGCATACTTCATAAATTAAGTAGTATATTTGCATCCGTAATAGTAGCAGTATTACCACATGAATTGATTAAACATCCTATTTGGAGTTTATATATAGAAATCCGTAAATAGCTGCTACCTATTTGCGGGTTTTCTTTTTCTCCACATTGTGTAATCGGCGGTAGGCCGCATAGCGGAGAGACAGAGGGTTACACTCTTACAACTCAATACTGCGAAAGGCGTGCGATATTGAGAGGCAAACGAAACCGGGATGCCTGCACAGCTACAAGTAAGCGAAAAATCCGGGAAGTCGGGTAACTTGTTAATGCCCGGCCAGCTAAGAACGGCGTACTTATACGAACGAAACATTTCTTATGCTGCATATAGCAAAAACGGGAAACCGTCTAAGGGCTAACTATGCAGCAATCCAGCACCTTACCGAATGAGATCGTCTTTTACTTCTTCAATTATACAATAATAATAGAACGACATTACTTTTTTTTCAGAAAGCTTTCTTTTTTACAGAAAACTCACCTACATAACATCCTACGAACCAACAACTTACATCAAAACATGCTTTACAACATACTAAATACTACAAATTTTATGAAGTATTTTATTGTACTTCTGAAAATATGAAGTATCTTTGCAGCGTCAAACAAACAAAGAATGTAAGTTTGAACAATAAGAAAGCTAGCGACTTCAAAAGTCACTTACCACATATCTCATTGGCAAATGTAGTTGTTAGCTTTCTTTTATGCAAATTTTTTTGTGGAAAATTTAAGTGTAAAATAGAAAATAATATGAAAGTAACAAAAGAAGATATTCTAAGCATCAAGCCAGGATCGTCCAAAGTGATGCAACTTGACTCTTACAAGGATTGTGTCAACGCAAGAAGTTACGCCTACCAGCTTGCCTTCTACCACCCCCGTAAAGACGTTGAAAGATATTCAATATCTATCGACAAAGATAAAAATCAGATAACTATCGAAGCGATAAAGAAATGAACCGTTCAGAGGCCAAAATGATTGCAGAAGAACTGCACAAGTTTATTCGCAATGATGTAAGAAAGGCTGTAACTGAAATAGTGACTGTGGAAACCGAAGAATATTTGAATGCCAAACAAGCTGCTGCATTTCTCGGATGGAAGTTGCAAACCTTATACAATCGAATACATGATATTCCTCACGCCAGAAATGGCAAGATTCTCATTTTTACCAAATCAGCTTTGAGAAAATTCATGGAAAGAAAATAATCCCGGACGGGTCTGATCATCTTTCCGGGAACTAAAAGAACCGTTCTTTGACATATTGTATAGTCTGAAAAGATAAAGACTTTAAACAAGGTTTACCGCTTGCCTAAAAGGTGAAATAGACCGACAAAGTAGCCAAAGCGGATTAGTGAAAAGAGTATGAATACGGACTGCCAATAAGAGGACGCAGCACACGAATCACTAAGTTATCAAAAACAACTTATATTATGACAAAGTAAACGTAGGGCGTTTATAAATACATTCTTAACTGAATAGATACTTTAAATGATATATACCCGTGCTTCGCAAGAAGCGGTCACCGCTAAAAAGCTACGGCCAACAATCCATCGGAACGCGGACGGGAACACATTTTTAAATAATAAAAACATGGATATTACAACGAAATTTAATGTAGGAGATAAGCTTTGGACAATCAAAGATTGTAAAACTTATGAATTTGAAGTTGGGCTAATTAATATTTATGCCAACAACCTAAAGACGGATGTATATTATTATCCAAAAGGTGATATCATGTCATCAGAATCATTCAAAGAAGATAATTGCTATCCTTCCAAAGAGGAATTGATAAAAGCATTGTGATAAGCCACAAAGTGATGAATAAGTTTTTTTTGGTTAGTTATTAACTCCTTGCTTGTGAAAGTAGGGAGTTTTTTTAAAACTTTAAATTCATTATATGAGTAAAATAAAAGATACAATTTACGATCTACCAAATGAGGAATACCATCGTGGAGAAAGATTCAAAGACTTCCTAAGTAGTACGCAGATTAAAGATTATATGGTGTCCCCAAAGTTTGCCCGATACAAGGCATTGCACCCGGAATTATTTGAGATAAGTATTGAAGCCTCTGAAAAAGGTTCACTGTACCATGATGCAATGGAAAGCCTTGTTAATACTGGAAAACTTGACAAGTGGCGAAACAACCTTCTTGTATTTGAGCCGCCTATAAATCCTAAAACCGGCTGTCCGTATGGACGAGATACCCAAAAATATCAGATCGCACTAATAGAGGCCAAAGAGTCAAATCCGGGTAAAACGTTGACAAGCACAGCCGATGTACAATTGGTTGAAACAATGGTCTATGAACTTCTTAATAACTGCCGAGATACCTCCAAACAGATCAGACAGATATTAAAATGGGGAAAAGCTGAAGTTAGCCATTTCGTTGAATACGAAGGGTGCAAGTTCAAATATCGCCCAGATGTGGAAACAGCCAAAAAAATTGTTGACTGGAAAACATTGGCAGTTGATGATCTTCATGAAGAAACAGTTAACCGAACTATTACTAAGTTTCATTACGGTATTTCGGCAGCCTTCTACCAGTTTTTTGAACATGAACGTACTGGAGTATGGAAGGAGTTCTACTGGGTTATGCAACAAAAGACAGCTCCCTATGATGCAGTATTTGTCAGTGCAGCTAATTGGGCTTTCCATTTGGAAGATGGCATTGTAAAGATGGGCGCAAGTGCATTGGCATTCAAAAAATTGTTAGACCAACATGTTTACTGTACACAAAACAATGATTTTGACGGTGCACAAATTTTCATCCAGCCCGGATATAAAGGCAGAAGAATAATGATGCC